CAACAGCGTGGACAGGAATTATGGGATTTTATTTTGGTTCTAGTGTTGGTTCGCAGAATAAAGATAAACTTTTATATAACTCTACACCAATAAAATGAGCATACAAAATAAAGTAATTTTGATTGCTACAGTTTCTCTGTCGTTAATTGTATGTGCGATGTTAGCGATGTTTTGCTATGCAATCATAGACCCCAATACTGATGACGAAGAGGTTTTTACAATTATCGGCCCAAGTTTTCAAGTCATTGTCGGTGGATTTATAGGACTAGTGACTGGGATAAAAATAGGTAAAAGAAATAATGAAACTGACAAGTAATTTTAGTTTAGAAGAATTAAGTTTCACCGAGCATCGGGAGTTTGATAACACCCCGCCTCCTGAAGTTATACCTAATCTTAAAAGACTAGCGATGGTGCTTGAGCAAGTTAGGGCTTTGGTAAATAACAATCCGGTAGTCGTTAACTCTGCCTTTCGCTGTTTAAACGTTAATCGTGCAGTAGGAAGTTCTGATGGGAGTCAGCATAGATTGGGGTGCGCGGCAGACATAAGGGTTCCGGGAATGGAGCCTGAAATGGTTTTGCAAGCTATAAAAGCCTCCAACATCCAGTATGACCAGCTTATAAGAGAGTTTGACGCATGGGTGCATATCTCTGTGCCGAGCATTGAAGGTGACGCACCGCGTAAAATGGTGCTTATTATTGATAAACAAGGCACTAGAGCTTACGGATAACCCACTATGACCGCGTCTTTTGCTTTAACTTATGACTCTTTAATCACCGCGGTAGAGCAGTATCTTGAACGAAATGATGACGCGGTTGTTAATCAGATCCCTACGTTCATAACATTGTGCGAATTTGAAATAGCACAACAAATGAAAACGTTAGGGCAACAGCAGGTTGTAGAGAGCACCATGAGCATAGGTAACCCTATTATACCAAAGCCTGCAAGATGGCGTAAAACTGTCTCTTTTAACGTAACCGGTTCTGCTGGGCCTGCACCTGTGTTTATACGTAAATATGAGTATCTTTTAAATTATAATACCGGTGCAAGCAATGGTCTTCCGTTATACTATGCTGATTATGACTACGCGCATTGGCTGGTGTCACCCGCACCAGATCAAGCCTACCCGTTTGAAGTATTATACTATGAACGTTTACAACCGCTGGACTCGACTAATCAAACCAACTGGATAACCCAAAACGCACCTAACGCGATGCTTTTTGGAACATTATTGCAAGCCATGCCATTTTTAAAAAATGATCAAAGGCAAATATTTCAACAGAAGTATAGTGAAGCTATGGCAGCGCTGACAACAGAAAATACACTCAGAATTGGCGATCGTCAAACCGTAGCACAGGACTCATAACATGACCACATATACTAATCCGTTTACTGGGCAAACTGTATCGCCTTCGCAAGTCGCATATGAATCATTAACTATATCAGCTGATACGGTATTGCAATGGCCAGTTAATGGTAACACCGGCGTTGTCGCATCTAATATCATTGAAGTAACCGCGACAACGACTAGTTTAAATTTGATAATGCCTTCTGCACTGCAAGTCTCTGTCGGTCAAGCGGTTATCATACGTAATATTGGTACGAATACATTCACAGTTACTGATAATCCAACTCTACCAGCGCTTGTAGGCTCTACGCTTGTATCTATACCATCAGGCATAACAATATATCTTTACCTTACCGCTAATACAACTAACGCAGGCACTTGGCAATCGGTTACATTTGGCGCGGGTACTTCTTCTGCTAATGCGGCCACGTTAGCAGGTTACGGTTTAACTGCATTAGGTACTACCTTAAATCAATCTTATCTTGTAACCAATTATTACTCAAACGGCACATTAACTGCAACCAATCGTGCTAACTTTGTAGTCTGGAGTAGCGGTGTAGGCACCTTAACATTGACGTCTGCAGCTACGCTAGGCAATAACTGGTTTTGCATGATTGCAAATAACGGCACAGGCATTGTAACCATTACTCCATCAGGTACGGATACTATCAACGGTAATGCTAATCAACAATTACAACTCACCGAGTCGCTGGTTATTGTTTCCAATGGCGCAGGTGGGTTTAATACGTTTGGTTATGGGCGGTCAAACGCTTTTGCATATACGCAGTTTTCGCAATCTGTTACTGGCGGCACATTTACATTAACATCCGCCCAAGCTTCAAATACAATTCAAACGTATATTGGGGCTTTGACAAGCAATCAGACTGTAATTGTACCCTCAACCGTGCAGTTATATACTTTTACCAATAACACGACAGGTGCGTATTCATTCACGGTAAAAACTGTAGCTTCCGGTGGCGCAACAGTGCTTGTACCGCAATCATCTTCACTGGTTATTATCTGTGATGGCACTAATTGTTATAACGCAGCATCAGGATCATCAAGCTCTTTAACCACTTTAACGTTAGGCAATGGTTCTTTATCAGTACCATCTTTGAAGTTTTCAGGCGATATTAATTCAGGGATATTTTTGCCATCGTCTAGTCAAGTCGGATTCGTTGTTGCAAATACTTTAGCCGGTTATTTTAATGCTTCAGGGTTTACGGCTATTAATGGCATTGGTGGAGGGGCATTTTGACAGCGCAAGTTCAGTCACTTAATATACAACCAGGAATTCAACGAGACGGGACGTTATTTGATGCGCCTTGTTTTGTTGATGGTCAGTGGGTGCGGTTTCAACGCGGTCGGCCTCGTAAAATAGGTGGCTATAGAGGCGCGTTTTTAAATGCGCCTCAGATTAGCCGCGGTATGGTCATGCAGTCTCAGCAAGGCATAAACTACGTATATTCCGGCAGTCAAACTTATTTAAAGTATTGGCAAACAGGCACTAACGATGGTGTAGGCTCTGGGCCGTATGATGTAACGCCTTCCACGGGGTTTACCGCTAACGCCAACAATCTTTGGCAGTTTGACATTGGGTACAACTCATCAGCTACAGCATTGCAGATTGTAGCCCATCCAGGACAAAATTTAACTAACATTGATAGTACGGTAACTACTCGTGTGTTGTCAGGCACGTTTCCTGGCGGTACACTAACACCGGTAGGCGTATTTAGTGACAGTGCAACTATTAATAGCACGTCAACAACTATGACGGTTAATATTGCTGATTTCAGGATTGCCGCGGGGCAAACAATTACAGCTGCATCGGGTATACCGGCTAATACAACAGTGATATCTGCTTTAGTCTCAGGTAGTACAACAGTAGTGATTATGTCAGCTGCGGCCACTGCAAGTACTACGCAGTCCACCACGTTTGATAATAACATTTCTGTTTCTGGCGGGGCTTGTATGATCTACCCATATTTGTTTGTATATGGTAGTAATGGGCAGATACAAAATAGTTCAGCCGGTGACTTTACCAACTGGGTTGGCGCTGATGCAAACTACGCTAACGTATCATCTACAAAGGTCGTTAAAGGTATGCCCCTACGTGGGGGTACAACGTCTCCTGCAGCGTTATTCTGGTCATTGGATCAGTTGACTCGAGTAAGTTATGCGCCACAAACAGTGGGCTCGGCTACTATTTACTGGCGTTATGACATTATTTCAACGCAAACGTCAATTCTGTCAAGCCAATGCGTCATAGAGTATGATGGTATATACTATTGGGTAGGCGTAGATAGATTTCTACAATACAATGGCGTTGTGCAAGAGATTAAAAACAACAATAATATCAATTTTTTCTTTGATAATTTGAATTATAATCAACGACAAAAAGTATGGGCGGCAAAAATCCCTAGATGGGGCGAGATTTGGTGGTTTTACCCTTCCGGCACGTCAATCGAATGCGACAACGCAATAATTTATAATGTGAGAGACAATATCTGGTATGATGCTGGTTTTGCGCCAGGAGCCCATCGGTCTGCCGGTGTATTTTCTGAAGTATTTAAATTCCCTATCTGGGCAGATACGACGCCTAATGTAACTGGCACGTATACACTTTGGCAACATGAGACCGGCACCGATAGCGTGTACTTAAATAACGTAGATGCTATAGAATCTTATTTTGAGACCAATAGCATAGGTTGGGTAACCGGTGGTCCAGGAGTAAAATCGCCTTCTGGCAATAATAGATGGATTAGAATTGAACGTATAGAGCCTGACTTTGTGCAGTCTGGGCAAATGAGTGTAGTTATAACCGGAAAAAGCTACGCTGATGACGCTGATGTGCCGTCCGACCCATATAATTTTACATCTGGCACGCTTAAAATTGACATGCGAGAGCAACGCCGTGAGATGCGATTGCGATTTATCAGTAACGATTTTAACGGTAATTATGAGACAGGTAATATATTGTTGAGCGCTGATATTGGCGATGAACGTGGCACAGGGAACCCGTAATGGTTACTTATGATCCTAGAGGGCATACGTGGGACTCTTGGTGCAGACGTATGGCTGAATTGTTTGCCTCCAACCAGCTTGGCACTGTGCCTGAAGAAGACTGGCGTGACTGGGCTTCAGGAATGCAAGGTATAGGTTATTTTGTGCAATCAGGCGTGCCTGATGCAAGAAACTTTGATACTTGGCAAGACTGGGCGTCTACATTGGTTGGCATCATGTCCATAGGCAGTAATTATAATGGCTAGTTACGTCCCAACAGAACTACAAGC